CCCAGTTCATTCTTCTACGAGCCGCCCAAGTCGCTGTCGACCTGGGTCTGGGACGACGTGGTCTCGATGCGGACGCTGAACTCGGAGCAGAGCCGGAAGAAGCTGGAGAACCACATCTGCCCGCTGCCGTTCGATATCGTCGAGCGGACCATCCGCCTGTACTCCAATCCCGGCGACCTGGTGCTGGATCCGTTCGCCGGCTTGTTCACCGTCCCGGTGATCGCCATGAAGCTGGACCGGATCGGCTACGGTGTTGAGCTCAACGCCGACTACTTCACCGCCGGCCTGCGCTACTGCCAGCAGGTGCAGCAGGAAAAGATGATGCCGACCTTGTTCGACTACCTGGAGACCGTGAAGGAAGAGGTGAATAAAGATGTACGGTAAATATCTTGTAATTGCCAAGTCATACTTGGCCGCTCATTTGTTGAGTGGGGAAGACAATATTGAGACCGTCAAAGCGGTAGCTTGCGAAAAAGCAGGCCGGAATGACTGTGAGTATCTGGTGGTTGAAATTATTGGAAACGCAACGCCCATTGACATTGCCGAGGCGACGAAGGGCGCAATCACCGCATCGAAGTGGACCGCCGACGGGAAAGAAGGCTGAGATGAACCGAAGATGGCTTGCGAAGAAATGCCAATGGTCGCTCAGAACGTTCGGCACCGGGAAGCGCTCAGAAGGCGTGCTCAAGCACATCGAAAAAGAGATCGAAGAAGTCCGTGAGAACCCGACTGATGTTGTCGAATGGATCGACATTGTGCTTCTGGCCTTGGATGGCGCTTTCCGCTCTGGGCATACGCCCAAGGAGATTTGCACAGCGCTCATAGAGAAGCAACGCAAGAACACGAAGAGGAAGTGGAAGATCCCCGCTCCAAATGAGCCATCGCTCCATGAAAAGGAGAAACATGAGCAGGCTTGACCTGGTCCCGACCGGATACGTCCGGCATCAGAAGTTCATCACCAAAAAGGGCGACAAACGCTACGCCTGCCTGGTGAACGTCCACAGCCGGCCGCACTATCTGTGCACGTCCTGGCGCACGGCCACACAAGCCGATATCTATGGCGAAGCGGTCATGTTCCGCTACATCCGGATGCGGGACAAGGCGCTGGTGGAGATGGCGAAAGAGGCCACCGCAAAGCCGAAAAACCGGTCAAATCGCAATTCTGTGTCGCGAAAAAGTAGCCCGGTTTTGACCACAGGAAGGCGTACATCGAATGTACAAGAAGCAAAATGAGGCCCAGGTATGTCAGGCCATCCAGCGCAGAAAATCGGCTGGAGAGACCACCCGTCAGATCGCTGCCGACTATGGCCCCCCGGTCACCTGCGCCGACATTTCTAGGATCACTCACGGCGTCTTCCCGAAGGGCACGGCCAAGCGAGCGGCCCTGCGTCTTCCGCCAATCTGCATCACCTGCGGGCAGAAAGTGATCCGCATTCGCCACGTCCCGGACTGGGTCAACCAGGTAGTCGAGAACCTGCAAAAACTCGACGCCGCGGCCGGCCAGCCGATCCAGGAACAGCGCGTCTACGCACGTGGCGGAAAGCGAGTTTTGTATGTCCGCTGAGAGCATTTGGCTTAGGCTTCTATTAAAAGAGAGAGAGTGTGTGTGTGTGCGTGTGTGTGTGTGTGTGAGACTGGAGCAGCGGCCATGAGAGACTTCCCGGACAATGTCCGAAGACCGCACGAGCAGGCGATGAGAAATCATGCCAGGAGCTTGCCACCAACCAACAGGCCGGGAGGAGGCGTCGTGATCGACACAGGCACCATACCGCGAGGTAGCAAGATCACCAATCGCAAGCCAGGGGACGAGCTGGGCGGACCGGATGTCAAGCCGAAGGCCCAGCCACCGCGGGGGGGCAAGAAAGTCAGCGGCCCCGATGTCACGCTGAAGAGCATCGACCCGAGCGCATTCAACACCGAAGCCGAGAAGCTGGCCGTGGAGTTGCTGGCCATGCGAATGGCGGGGAAGTTGGTCGAGGACGGCGAGGCCTATCCCGCCGGCCCGATGAAGTTCAATGCGGCGTGTGACTGGCTGTCGTTCAAGGTCAACATCTCGGTGGAGACGGCCAAGCGGTACATCCGGAAGTTCAGCTGCGACGATCGCAAAGCGCCGTTCCGCCTAGAAGGCGGCTGTGTCCTGCTCAAGGGGCACAAATCATGAGCGCCCAGCTGGTGACCTGTCCGACTTGCGGGAACGTGATCGGCGAGGAAGTCACCACGGACCAGGTAACGCTGATCCACGCCGGCGGCGGCATGTGGCGGGAACTGCGTGGCTGGTGCGCTCAGTGCGGCCTGCCGTTCTTCTGGTCGTCCAGCGATAAACAGCTGGGCCGGCTGCTGGGTGGCATCCTGGGCACGGGTCCGGAAGGGATAAAGCCATGAATGCGAGAGTGGCATCCTTCCAGCAGCGGATGAAGTCCAAGGGTTACTCCCGCCGGACGATCGACAGCTACGTCTGGTACGCCACGGACTTCGGCAAGTTCCTGCTGGCCACCAAGGTCCAGGAGAGCAAGGCGCCGGGCGAGAAGATCTCGGCCTACCTGGCCTGGCTGTTCGATGCCGGGAAGTCGCGGGTCACGCAGAACGTGGCCTTCAACGCCCTGCGCCTGCTCTACAAGCTCGAATTCAGCATGACCGATGAGCAGATCGGGCAGGTCGAAGCACCCCGGCGAGCCCCGTCCAACTACATCCCGACCGTGCTGCGGGGCGACGAAGTCCGTAAGATCATCGACGCCATGACCGGCACGGACCGCCTGATGGCTGCGTTCCTGTACGGGACCGGAGCACGCATCGATGAGTGTGTAAACCTGCGGATCAAGGATCTGGACTTCGCCGGCGGGAAGGTCCGCATCTACGACGGCAAGGGCGGCAAGGCAAGAGAGACGTTGCTGCCGACGTCACTGGTCGAGCCGCTGAAGGCGCACCTGGTGCTGGTCCGTAGGATCCACGACATGGACCTGCGACATGGCCACGGACGTGCTGAATTGCCCAAGGGATGCGGTGCCCCAGCTGCGGCCGAGGCCCAATGGGAGTGGCAATACGTCTTCCCGGCCGGACGTCTCAGCTCCAGCTTGGACGATGCTGGCGTGCGCCGCCGATGGTACTACCACCCCGACAACCTGCGCAAGGCGCTGCGTGCAGCCTGCAGGAAGATCGGGGAGAAGCGTCCCGTCACGCCGCACACGTTCCGCCACTCATTCGCCACGCAGCTGCTGTACAGCCTGACCTATCCGCAGGATTCTGCGAACCGGATCAGCGAACACGATGCCAGGCAGTACGTCAAAAGCCTGATGGGCCACGTCTCCGAGAAGACGTTCGAGCACTACACGCGCTGCGTGCTCGAATGGGCCAGTCCCAGGATGGTGATCGTATCCCCGGCGGATGCGATGCTGGCTCCATCTCGCTAATTACTAGTTCGGCGGCTTCTTGCCCGCAAAGGAGAAATATGAAAATCCTATTTGATAAATACACGGTAAAAAAGAATGTCGGGGAAACCGACCCTAATGCCAAGTATTTTGTTTTGCGTGTTGATAAAGACCCTCATGCTCGCGTGGCGTTGGTGGCCTATATCGAAAGCGTCCGGCCAGAAGAACCGGAGTTTGCCAGCCAGCTAGTCGAATGGCTTACCGCCGCCGAACACCCGCTCCACACGGACGCTTCGCCGAAGCAGTCCGAAAATGCAGAAGCTCTATCGGCGAAGCGCCGGTGAGCTTATCCGTTAGGCAACTTCACTCGAAAGGATAATCTCATGGAAAAATTTGAAGATTTGGTTGGCAAGGTTCTGGTTAGCGTTGAAAACAAAGGTGATGAAATGGTTTTCACGCTGGATAACGGCGAAGCATATAAACTTTATCACTCACAAGATTGTTGCGAAAGCGTGAGTATCGAAGATGTCATTGGCGATTTGAATGATTTGGTTGGTTCGCCTATCCTCATGGCGGAAGAAGTCTCTCAGTCAGAAAATCCCGAAGGCGTCACGAAAGAATACCAAGATAGTTTTACTTGGACATTCTACAAATTGGCAACAATCAAAGGTTACGTCACAATCCGCTGGTATGGCGAAAGTAACGGCTATTACAGCGAGTCTGTTGATTGGGGCGTTGCCTAACAATGCGTGCACCTGACATGGGTGGACTGTGGCAAATCTGACAGTTTGATCTAGTCCCGCCACCCATGCAGGTAACGCAAACCGTTCGGCAGACGCTTATGCCTAATAAACTACCACGCCAATGTGCAACGCCAGGGTGTCCAGGCCTGGCCTATGAAGGCAAATACTGCGATGTGTGCAGGCAGCAGCCGGCTCCAGCATCAGAACAAGAAGAGCCCCGTGCGACCGCAGCACAGCGAGGCTATGGGTATCGATGGCAGCAATACAGAGAGCAATACATTCGTGATCATCCGTCTTGTGCGTTCTGTGGTAAACCGACTACAGATGTTGATCACATTGTCCCGGTCGAAGGACCGGACGATCCTTTGTTTTGGGAATCAAGCAATCATCAGCCGGCATGTCACGAGTGTCACTCAAAAAAAACAGCGAGACACAATGGTGGGTGGGGTAGGCCCCTAAAAAAGTTTTGATCTGTGATATATAGACCGTGTTGTTAAGGGCTTGACGCTAAAAACTTTCAATGTGAAGAATCCCGGATAAACGTATGCCAGCCAGAAAGCCCGCAGGTTTGATCACCAGAGCAGAGACGAAGGCCACACGTCGACAGCGGACGGATGGGGAGGCAGCGCTTCAACCTAAGCGCAAGCTGCCTTCGAAGCCGCCGGCCGTGTTGAAGGGTCACGTAGTGGCCAGGGCCCTGTGGGAACGGATGATCCGCATGTACGGCGAGCTCGAGGCGCAGATCGTCTCGCTGCTGGACCAGGACATGCTGACAGATTACTGCCTTCTGGTGGAGCAGGTCCAGGAGATGGATAAGCTGCGCAAGAATGCGATGAAATCCTGGACGAAGGCACAGGCAGTGTTCGATCGGAAGATCAGGAAATCGGCATTCGAGCCCAAGGAGATGGCCAACCTCCAGGATGCCATCAATGCCACTTTCGACGATATCATCAAGCTGGACGCGCGTACCGATCGGAAGCGCAGTCTGCTGCTCACCCTGCGCCAGTCGTTGTACCTGACACCACGGAGCCGGGCCGGTGTGGCGCCACAGGAGAAGCCACCGGAGAAACCCAAGAGCAAAATGGCTGCGATCATCGACGACGTGACCGAATACGTGAACCAGCCCCACTCAGGACAGAATGTTTGATGCGAAGCGCGCCAACCGTGCCATCCAGTTTATCGAAGCCCTGAAGCACACAAAGTCGCCATTCTATGGCCAGCCTTTCGTGCTGCTGGATTGGGAGCGGAAGATCGTGCGTGATGTGTACGGGACGGTCAACGAGCGGGGACTGAGAACCATCCGGATCGTCTATATCGAAATCCCCAAAAAGAACGGAAAGAGCGAACTCTGCGCCGCAACGGGCCTATTTCACACCTTCGCGGACGGGGAGATAAATGGCGAGGTGTACGGCTGCGCGGCGGAGCGCGAACAAGCATCGATCATTTTCGACGTGGCCGTGGCCATGATCGACCAGGATCCGGAGCTCAAGGCACGTACCAAGCTCAACCTGTCCAAGAAGCGCATCACCAACCGGCGCACCGGGACGTTCTACCAGGTGCTCTCGGCAGACGCTTACTCCAAGCACGGCTTCAACTTGTCAGCCTGCGTCTTCGACGAGCTACATGCCCAGGCTTCGCGGGGGCTGTATGACGTAATGACCAAGGGCGCCGGCGACGCCCGCCTGCAGCCGATCTGGTGGATCATCACCACGGCCGGAGACGACCCGGACCGGGTCTCGATCGGGTGGGAGGTGCACCAGAAGGCGACGGAACTCCTGAGCGGGAAGCGCCAGATCAAGACCTGGTACCCGGTGATCTTCAACTATGAAGGCGACGATATCTACGACGAGGGGAACTGGGAGAAGGCCAATCCTTCGATGGGCCACACGTTCGGGGTCGAGAAAATGCGCGAGGCTGCCGAGGACGCCAAGGGCAGCGACGCAGACGAGAGGCTCTTCCGCCAGCTGCGCCTGAACCAGTGGCCGACCACCAAGCTGAGCAGTTGGCTGCCGCTCGACCTGTTCGATGCCACCGATGGGGACTGGAGCCGGGCAGAAATGGCCGGAGAGATGTGCTATCTGGGGGGGGACTTCTCGACGACCACCGATCTTTCGGGGCTATGCCTGATCTTCCCGCCGCAGGGTAAACACGAGGACTGGCGGGTTGCCTGGGATTGCTGGATCCCAGAAGAGAGCATGACCGCCCGCATCAAACAGGACCACGTGCCCTACGATCAATGGGCCAGCCAGGCCTGGATCATGCCAACGCCGGGCAGCACGATCGACTACACCCGCATCGAAGATCACATCCTGGCGTTGAAGGACATGTACAAGGTCGTCGAGATGGGGGCAGATAAGTCCTTCGCCGGAATGCTGCTACAGCGGATCACCAAGGCCGGCATTGTCTGCGTGCCGATCGATCAGTATCCCAACACTCTGACCGACCCGATGAACCAGATCGAGATCCTGATGCGCGAAAAGAAACTCACCCACGAGCCCAACCCCGTGGCGCGCTGGTGTTTCGGCAACACCCAGATCTACAAGAATGGCAACGCCCAAATCAAATACGTCAAGGAACACCGCGGGGTCTCCGTGGTGCGCACCAAGCGGATCGACTTGATCGCAGCCTGGGTATGCGGGATGGCCCGGGCGAAGTTCTACAACGCCACGATCGACATCAACGCCCGGGTACAGGATAAGGACTGGGGCATGTAGCCAGAAGGATCGATAAACGCGGAAACCAAGCGCCCGTGCAGTTGTATTCCGACGAATTCGTGCTATAATGCGCGAGTAAGAACCGCCAGAGATGGCGACAATTGAGCCCTGGCCCCCAAGGTTGGGCTCATCGATACGGGAAAGGTCGAGTTTACCGCCGACCAGATGTGAACCGTGAGGCTCGCACTGGTCGGCGTTTGCGTTTAATCTGCCCCCGCATGAAAACCCTTCTCAAAAAGTACGGCGACGATCTTCTCGTGCTCATTGGCTGCGGACTGATTCTGACCGGCGTGGTCAGGCTCTGGCCAGCAGCCGGTTGGTTTGTGGGCGGAGCCATGTGCATCGGCTGGGGGATCATGATCGGGCGGACGGAGGCGCGGGCGTGATCATCGGGAAGTTCGTCAACTCACTTAGTAACCAGCCGGCGCCCAGTACGGCGGACCAGAAGATGGCCCCGCAGTCGGGGCGTATGTACGGCACGAGTGACCGGGGCACGTCGACCCCTGCCGGGCAGACGGTGGACCAGGATACAGCCCGCAAGGTCTCGGTGGTCTATCGCTGCGACAACGTGCTGAGCGACGACATCGGCATCATGCCACTGCAAACGTACCTCACCAAGCCAGGGGGAGAAGTCCAGCGTTTCTACAGCAACGCCACCCTGAAGAATATCGCCTACCGCCTGGAAGTGGCTCCCAACGACCAGGGCTGGATGACGCCTTACCTGTTAAAGAAGATGGCCGTCCAATGGCAACTGCGGTGGGGGAACGCCCTGATCTGGTCGCCGCCCAATCCGACCCGCCCAAAGTACCTGCTCCAGGTTGACCAGAGCTACCCGGAGTTCGACCGGGCGGGCAATCTTTTCTACCATACCGTCTTTCCAAACGGGAAGCAGGACGACATCCCGGCCGTCGAAGTGCTCCACTTGCTGATCAACCCGCATCCGCTGGGGTACTGGGGCCGGTCGGTGTTGAGCTTTGCCCGGGAGACCATTGGACGACAACTCGGCGCCGGCGAGACACAGGCGACCATCTACGCCAAGGGCATCAATCCCGCAGGCATTGCCTGGGTGCCGGGAGCGCCGACGAAAGAGACCCGAGACAAGATCCGCAAGTCGTACGAGGAAGCCATCGGCGGGTCAGGAAATGTCGGACGCCTGGCCGTGATGGGAAACGATGAATTCACCAAGTTCGAAGCAGTCTCCATGAAAGCGGTCGATATGCAATTCCTGGAGTCTGTGCAGGCGACCAACAAGGAGCTGTGCAATTTCTACGGTGTGCCGGAGTACAAAGTCAACGGGGGCAAGCAGAGCTACGAGGCCAATGCCCAACAAGACCTGGAATATCTGAAATCTTCGCTCAACCCGCTGGCCGTGCCGTTCGAGCAGGCTGCGCGGTTGAAGTGGCTGACGGCCGACGAGCAGGTCTACATGTTCTTCCGCTTCAACCGGGACGCGGTCCTGCAAACCGACGCCAAGACCCGCGGCGAGGTCCTGAACGCGGCCATCCAGAACGGGCGATTTAGCCCGAACGATGCTCTTGCCATCGAAGACCTACCCGGCTACCCGGGCGGCGAGAAACATTGGATCCTGAACACCATGATCCCGGTCGAGAGCGGGGGCATCCCGCCGAAGACGGGCCAGCAGCAAGGAGCCTGATATGGGAGCAATCGCCATTCACCACACCACCCATTTTACCGATGTAGATACCGAACCCGCCTGGGACGGGCCGGCCGAAGTAGCCAAAGCGCCCAACGATGCGTTTGTGCTGGGTTATATGCACGCCTGGCAGGAAGACGGGGCCGATTCCATGTCAAAGCAAAGCTATAAGCTGGCGCATCATGCCAGCGGCAGCGATGATACAGCGGCCAGCCGGATCGGCGTCAATCTTGCCCTGGTCCGCCTTTCAAGCGGCAATATCCCCGAGACCGACCGGGCCGGCGTGGAAGACCATCTGCGTGCCCACCGGAAGGATGCCGGATTGGAAGACCGGATGGACGACCAGGAGATCGCAGACGCCGTAGCCCATATTGCCAAGGCAGATGACCTGACCGCCAAGGACCGCCGGGCGCTACTGGCCAAGGTCAAGAGGCAGGAAGCGATGCACGTCAGCGGCCGCGCGGCGCACGAACCAATCCGCTGTTTCGAAGGGAACGCCAAGCCACACGAGCCCTTCTGGCGATTCCGGAACGATGGGCAGGAGCCCGAACTGGAGCTGTACGGGTTTATCTCAGAATACTCCTGGTTCGACGACGACGTGACGCCCAAGATGTTCAAGACCGACCTGTATAACCAGGGCAAGGGCGGCCCGATTTCGGTGCGGATCAACTCCTGGGGAGGAGACGTTGTAGCAGCATCCGCCATGCGGGCCATCCTGGCCGAATACCCCGGCAAGATCACCGTGCACGTGGACGGCATGGCTGCCAGCGCCGCCGTGATCGTGGCCATTGCGGGCGACCGGATCCTGATCCAGGACAGCGCCTACATGATGATCCACAATCCGTCCATCGATGTCTTCTTTGCTCACCTAGACATCGGGGTACTGGCAGCGCTTCTAAATGAGTTGCAGATCGTCCGGGATGGAATTGTGGATGCCTACGCCAGCCGCACAGGCCTGACCGATGGAAAACTCCAGAGCATGATGGACGCCACCACATGGATGACGGCCAAGGAAGCTGTGACCTTGGGTTTTGCCGACGAGGTTGTGGGCGCCGGAAAGCCCGCCACGCAGGCCCAGGCCCTTGGGGCCAGCTTCTCCAATGTGCTCAAAAACTACATCAACGTTCCGGCTGCGCTGCTCGCGCTCGAGCAGCCGAACACCAACCAGGTACAGCCGGTTGAAGCCGAGGATCTCGTGCGCCAGTTCGAAAGCCTGCGCTCCGAGATCCGCAAAACGCTGTAAGGAGGATCCGCATGGATCTGAAATCCTACTACGACAAGGCCATTACTGCGGAGGCTGAAGTCACGCGCATCAAGGGCGAGATCGACACCCTGATCACCGCGCACGACGAAGCCACCGATGCGGCCGTCAAGGCCGAGAAGATGGCCGCCGCCCTGGAGATGCGCCCGAGCTTGGACGCAGCCAAAGCCCAGGCGAAAGAGGTCAATGCCCTGTACCTTTCGATGCGTGGTGCGTCGGAGGGGGGGGGCGTGAAGCCGCTCTTCGTCCCGGCCGTTCCCGATGCGCAGACCACCGCACAGCCCAAACAGATGACCCGCACCGCCTTCCAGGCGCTCAGCCCGAAGGAGCGCATGAGCTACGTCAAGGACGGCGGCCAGGTCGTCGACGAATTGCCGAAGGAGGCCTGACATGCCCAATACCCTGACCGGGCTGATCCCGACCCTTTACCGCGCTGCCGACATCGTCGTCCGCGAACAGGTCGGGTTCATCCCTTCCGTTTTCCTGAACGCAGACGCCGATATGGTGGCCGTGGATCAGTCCATCAACTATCCCGTCGTGCCCGCCTATGCAGCCGGTAACATCGCCGCTGCGGCCACCGGCCCGGACCCGTCCGATACTTCAATGGGTTACGGCTCCATGACGATCAGCAAATCCCGCGGTGTGTCATTCTATTGGACCGGCGAGGAACAGAAGAGCCTCGGCCCGAACTACGACATGCTGATCCAGGACCAGTTCGCCCAGGCCATGCGCACGCTGATCAACGAGCTGGAGAACGATCTCTTCCTGGCCGTCAAGCGCACGGCCTCGCGCGCCTATGGCTCCGCCGGGACGCCCCCCTTCGCCACCGCCGCCCAGCTTGTCGATCTCGCCCAGATCTACAAGATCCTCCTGGACAACGGCTGCCCGATGAGCGACCTGCACATGGTGCTCAATTCCACGGCCGGCGCGAACCTGCGCGGGCTGCACTCGGAGCTCTTCAAGGTCAACGAAGCCGGCACGGACAGCCTGCTGCGCTCGGGCGTCTTGGGGAGCCTGATGAACTTCAATCTGCACGAATCCGGGCAGATCGCCCTGCACACCAAGGGCACCGGGACGGCCTACGTCTTCAACGGCTCGCACGCCATCGGCGTAACCAGCCTCGTGGCCAAGACCGGCACCAACACGATCCTGTACGGCGATGTCGTCACGTTCGAAGACGACACCACCAACAAGTACGTGGTCAACACCGGGATCGCGGCAGCCGGGACGATGGTCATCGGCGGCCCGGGCCTGAAGCAGGCGCAAACGGACGGCAAGACGATCACCGTGGGCAACAACTACACGGGCAACTTCGCCTTCCACCGCTACGCCGTGCATGCGCTCGTGCGCGTTCCGGCCATGCCGGCCGGCGGCGACGCCGCCGACGAGGTGATCCTGATCACCGATCCGCTCAGCAACATCACCTTCCAGGTGGCCATGTACCGCCAGCGCCGCCGGATCGCCTATGAAGTGGGCCTGGCCTGGGGCGTGAAAGTCGTCAAGAGCGACTTCGTCGCCACACTGCTCGGCTGATCATTTCGGATTTCAACCCCTCCCCCGCAAGGGGGAGGGGAGATCGGACGAACTATGGCAAAGACACGCCTGTACAAAGACGGATCATCCATTTACGTGGACTCCACCCAGGTGGCCGTACATGAAGCGCTCGGATGGCGCCTGGCCCCGGTGGCAACGCTGGTCGAGGACCAACTGCTGCTGGACGGATCAGTGGTCAAACCTTCCGCCGCGGCGCTCAATGCCCTTGCCCTGCCCAGCCTGGCTGCCGGGACGCTGGAGAACATGCCCTTCCGCCATTACCAATCCGCCCCCGCTGCCATCAGCGCCACCTACGTGCATGCCGCCGTCACCCTGACGACCGCCGTCCTGACCGTAACCACGGACATCACCAACCCGGACGTGCCCCGGACCGTAACTGCCAAAGGCAACGCCAGCGGCATCGCCGGGAACGTGATCGTCACCGGGACGAACATGGAGGGCGAGAAGATCACCGACACGATCGCCTTGAGCGGCACAGCGGAAGTGGAGGGCGTCAAGGCCTTCAAGACCATCACCGCCATCCAACTGCCGATCAAGACAAACACCTCCGGTGACACGGTCTCGATCGGGATCGCATCGAAGATCGGCCTGCCGCACATCGTTTCCTACGCCGTCTGCCTGCTGCTTGCTCTCTTCGGCGGAGCCGCCGATACGGGCGGTACCCTGGCCGTCGACGCGGACGAGATCGAGAAGAACCTGTACACCCCCGCCGGCACGCTCGACGGGTCCACCCTGCTGGATCTTTACTATCTGGCAACCAGCTCATAAAGGAGTGAACGATGGAAAACGAAAATGCACGTGTGACCATCACCAAGGACGGCGAGACCATCCACGTCCACCCGGGCACGCTCGAGAACCACTTGAAGCTCGGCTGGAAAGAGGTCATAAAGCCTGTAAAGGCTGAGAAGCCGGTGGAGGATGGCGGCAAGGTCAATAAGAGCGGCAAAAAGGCCAAATGACGACCGTCCAGGTGTTTTGCACGATCGCTGAGCTGGTGGAGTCCCTGCCAGGACTGACGGGCGGGGACGAAGCCGTGCTGCGCCGGCACATCGGGGCCAGCAGCGAATTCCTGGCAAAGGAGATCGGCTGGTTCATTCCAGTCACCGAAACGCTCAGCGTGGACGGGACCGGGAAGGAATACCTGGTCATTCCGCCGATGCTGGCGATCACCACCCTGCTGCACGATGGGACAACGCTCTCGACCCCGGCCGATTACCTGCTCTACCCGAGCGGCCGGGAGTGGCTGAACGGCCCGTATTCCTGGCTGCAGATCGCCGAGGGCGGCCAACTCAACTGCTGGAAGGCGGAGGCCCAGGTGGTGAGCCTGGCGGGGCGTCGCGGGCTGTACGAACTGGTTGGCTCGACCGGCACGCAGCTCTCTGCCCAGCAGTTGATCGGCGATGCCGCCCTCCTGGTGAAAGACGGCTCCAAGCTCAGCCCGGGAATGGTCGTCAAACTGACCGACGAGCAGGCGCTGGTGACCGCCACCGGTGCGCCGACAGCATCCACCACCACCGTCTCCGTGGCCGTGGCCGCCGCCGACGTCGAGCTGACCCTGGCCGACGAGACCAAGGTCAACGTAGGTGAGATCATCCGGCTCGGCTTCGAGCAGTGCAAGATCCTGGACAAGAATTCCACTTCCCATAAGGTCAGCGTGATCCGGGGCTACAACAACACCCTGAAGACGACCCACGCCATCAGCACCCCGGTGGACGTCTACCGTACGTTTGCGGTCACCCGGGCGGTCAACGGGACGGTCGCTGCGGCGCACGCTGCCGACCTGGCTATCGATCGCTACCAGGTGCCCGAGGACCTGGGCTTCCTGGCCAGGGAGATCGCCGGCCTGATGCTCAAAAAAGAGCAGTCCGGATACGCGGGACGGACCGGCAACGTGGAGCTGGGCACGGTCTTCTACAACGATGCCTTCCCGCGCGACGACCTGGCGAAGATCAAAAAGAACTACACCATCAAGGGGCAATGACATGGCAATGGTCGTGATCGTGGAATCGCCAGACCTGGACCGGCAGATCGAGCTGCTCAAGTTCTATCCGGAGATTGCCCGCAAGCATTTCAAGCCGGCGCTGCAGGCATCTGTGGCGCTGATGGATGCAGCCATCCGGCCCGGTATCCCGGTGGATAGCGGAGAGACCAAGGCCGCCTTCGGCAGCAAGGTGACCGGGACGACCATCTCCAACCTGATGGGCAGATCTGGATGGAGCGAATCGAGCTACAAAACGCTCTGGCCCATCAACGTGGTTGAGTATGGCTCCCGGGCGCACGACCTTCACGGCGGGGCATCCGTGCGCTCACCGAAGAATTGGTTCTACTTCGAGAAAGCCTACAAGTCCGGCGGGTTCGACTCAGACGCCGCTGCCGGGACCGGCCAGCACGTGAACGTGAAGGGAAACTGGAAGACGATGCGAGTTCATCCCGGCTTCGCTGCACGCTGGTTTCTCCATTCCGGCTTCCAGGCGGCGCTGCCGGGTATCGAGGTGATCATGGCAGCAGCCAACGAAGCCTGCGTACAGGACCTGGTGGTGCGATGATCGAGAACTGGATCGACGTCATTGCACGTATCTTCGAGATCCCGGACGGCAAGGGCGGCCTGGTGAAGAGCTATCACTCCTTCGACAAGACCGACCTGCCGGAGGCCCTGGATTACTACCCGTGCGCCCTGGGCTACGTGACCAACTGCAAGGCGGTGATCTCGGACAATCTCTCGCTCCTGTTCTGGACGGGAGTGACCGAGTTCCACCTGACACCGAATACCCAAAAATCGAACATTCCATACATCCTGCCGTTCTTCGGCAGGATCCTGCGGGCAACAGCCGGGGCCATGCAATTGGGCGGCCTGGCCGGGATCAAGCACTTCATCCTGCTGCCGGAAGACAACAGCATGCAGTTCACCCGCCTGAAATACGGCGACGAGGTGGAGCATTACGGCATCATGGCACGCTGGGAAGTGAAGGAAGACGTCAGTGGGTTTCTGACCGTTTCGAAATAGAGATGCCGGCGGCCCCTGCCGCCAGCACGCCCGCTGCCGGATCGAAGCCGGCACGGGCGAGGAGCCTGACATGAAAATCATTATCACAGTTGCTTGCGAAATCGACGGGAAGCCGGTCAATCCGGACCCGAAACCAATCGAAGAGCGTGACGACGTCGCGCTGCACCTGATCGCCGAGTGCAAGGCGATGCCGGCGCCGGTCGAAACCAAGAAGAAGTCAAAGAAAACCGAAGGAGGCTCCAATGGGTGAGTTGGTATTCCACAAAAACCAGTACGGTATTGAAACGCTCAAAGGCACGGCGGTGCCATCCACCCGGCGCTGGCTGGGGACGGTGAAACTGCCCACGGACCGCAAGCCGACCTTCCCGCAGGAAACGCTCGGGCTGCGCGCCAAATCCATTCGCTCGGCGATCTACCAGGTGAAAGCCGACCCGGTGACGCTGGCGCTCGAAGACGCCTACTACCAGGCGCTGCCGATGGCCTGCTTGATCTTTTTCAAGGGCGCGGTCACGGGAGAAGAAATCACCACGGGGCAGCACGACTACCTATGGACCTTCACACCCAGCATGAGCGCGACCAATGCGCAGGATGCAGTCACACTGCAAACCGGCAATGACGAGGATGCCTACCAGGTGGAATACCTGATGGGCCGCAAGCTAAAACTGGCCGGCAAGTTCGGCCAGGACAAAGCTGTCACGCTCGAGCTGGATTGCTTCGGCAAACAGGTGACCCCGGTGTCCTTCACGGCGGCCATCGCCCCATTCGTGGGGACGCCGATGATCGCCAACATGGCGCAGGTCTACCTGGACCCGTCCTGGGCGACCGTAGGCACCACCAAGAAAACCGGGTTGTTCCGCGAGTTCGACATCGAGTTCACCAACGGGCTGCACCAGCAATACAACGGCGACGGCCTTGCGATGACCAAGCACGGAGAAGGGTACTTCGATGCAATCGTCACGCTCACCTTCGAAGACACGTCGGAAGCGGGCACCATCTGGACCAACTTCCGAGCGCAGACGCCGCAGGCCTTGCGGCTGGAGCTACCCGGGGCATTGATCGGAACTGGAGAGGCCAGCCGGTTCCGGGCCGACCTGTGGGGCGAGTGGGAAGACGTGCGCCGCATGGATAGCGAAGACGAAGGCGACGACCTGTGCGTGGGCGTGTTCCATACCATCCTGACCCCCGACGCGGCGAACTTCATGGCCGTGGACGTGGTGACGGACATCAACTCGGAGACGCCTCCTGAATGAAACTGACCATTCCACCCATCACCCGCCCGCTGAAGCTGGCGGAGTACGACCCCGCTTTTGGTGAGCAGACCCTGCAGGTGTGGGTCAACCAGCCGATCAGCAAGCTGGAGCACTTCGCCGCCATTGCCCGCGAGCAGGAAGCAGTCAAGAAGGCCATCCAGGAAGCCAGCACAGGGAAGAAGATCGACAAGGAAGCCATCCAGAAGGCCGTGGAAGTGCTGAACCGGATCGGGCCCGAGCTGATGGAGTGGCTGACGGAGACCTGGAGCCAGGGCCCGGAGGATACCCGCATGGACCTGGCGGCCGTCGAAGAGCTGGCCAAGGCCTGCCTGGACCAGGATTCCGGCCTGTACAGCTGGCTGGTGCGCCAGACCTGGGACGTGGTCACCAGTTACCGCATGCTCCAAAAAAAAAAATTGAGACAGGCGGTGCTGGATCTCTCGGAAGGCCGCGGCACGGACGAGCCGATCATGGCCGGGATGCTGCGAGCCGGGGCGATCAACCGGTTGCTGGGGGGGGCGGTAGTGACGCCTTGGGAAGCCAACAGCGAGCTGCCGGAAGACTACGTGGATGCAGCGCTGATGCTGAGCGGCAAGGCGCAGAGATACCAGAAGACCCGGCAGGAGATCGAGGACGTGAAGGCCAGGATCCGGGCGAGAAGGAACCGAAAGAGCAGGAACGAGTAAGAAGAAAGAAGTGAGAAGTGAGAAGTAAGAAGTGAAGAGCAAAAGCAAAAGCAAGAGCAAAAAGCACGAACGGACTGACGGAGTGATATGAGTGCAACCCCCGGAGAGCACGGGGGCAGGTAGGGAACAAGGAAGATTACTTATATGGGTGCAACCAGCACGCTGAACGCCATCATCAAGATCGTAAAGCAGGGCGGCGGAGACCGGGACACCATCGCTGCCCTGACTTCGGTCAAGAAGGCCATCGCCGACGCTGGTGTGATCCTGGGCGTGGCGGCGGCTGCGGCGTTCGCGCTGGACCGGGTGCTGGATGCGACTGCGGGGGAGTTCGTAAAATATGCAACGCAAATCGAAGACATCAGCCGGGTGACCGGGCTTTCAGTGGAGGATACCAGCCGGCTGGTGCAGGTGATGGACGACCTGTTCGTCAGCCAGGATGCCCTGACCAAGGGCATGGAATATGCCATCCGCCAGGGCATCAAACCGTCGGTGGAGTGGCTGAAACAAATGGCCGACGAGGTAGCCGCCATGCCGGCCGGGGCGGACCGGACGAAGCGCTCCATCCAGCTATTCGGGCGGGCCGCGGGGCCGGAGATGGAGAAACTGCTAGAACAGGGCTCGGCAGGTATCGATCAATACATGGCCAGCGTGGAAGCCGGGCTTGTATTGACAGACGACAGCATCCGAAAGGCGCATGACTATAAAGTTGCAGTCGATGCGCTGAACGATGCCTGGATGGCGTTCAAGATGGGTGGTGGGCAGGTTGCGATCGACTTCCTGACCACGGGGATAAAGTTGCTCACCGTGATCGAAGAAGGGGTGACAACCAACGTACAAACCTGGAAGCAACTTGGGGACGTAATGGCGATGCATTTCGAGAGCTTCGCCGCCATCAGCGGTCATACCGTAGAAGCCTTCCATGCACAAATGGCTGGAGCCGAGGACCTGATAGTGGATTACAAGGGCCTGCTCACGCTGACGATGGACCTGGGCACGGAAACGCACAACTACACCCAGAAGATGGACGATCTGGTTTCCAAACAGGACGACCTTTTTCAAAAGATCAGCGCTTTGGAACTCTTGCCCTACCTGACCCAGGCACAGAAGGATGAACTGGCACAACTCAGGGGTGACCTGGAAAACGTGAATACGGACATTACCAACGTAGGGATAGCTCACGAGGAAGCCGGCAAGAAGATCATCTTCAACCTGCTGCTGGCCAGACTTTCCGCAGACGGCCTGACCGAGGGCGAATACAACATGGCAATACAGGCCGGCGTGTCGCTCGGGATCTTCGATCAGGCAACCGCCGATACGGCTGTGGCGATCGATGGCCTGGTCACAGCTTTCGGCAATGGCCAGGGGACGGTAGACGACTTCAATGGCGCTCTGCAAGCCATCACAAATGCGCCGCACGATCAGCGCTTCGATATTCGCGTAACAACCTATTACGAATCGCATGGCGCGAACACTGCTGCCGCGAATGCGATTGTTCAACAGCGCGGCGTGGTGGGGTATGCGGGGGGCGGGGACTTTATGGTTACCAAACCTACGCTGATCATGGTGGGGGAGGGCTTCCAGCCAGAGCGAGTACAGGTGACACCCACTGGGACCGGTAGCGGGAATGGCGGGACCACGGAAGTCAACGTGTACCTGGACAGCCGGCTGATCCAGAAACGCCTGGCAGACAACGCCCGGCAGCGGGGGGTGGGATGATGTGGACGCCGGATACCACCACCACCAAGATCACGATCGGCGGGGTCGACGTCTCGGCCTACGTGCCGCGCAGTCCGCTGAATGAGCGGGGCCTGCCGGGGCTGACGTTCACCCAGGCGCTGGGCAAGGAGATCGACACCTGCGAGCTGGCCCTGGTCAACCCGGTGGGGGTGACGATCCACGAGTGGGACGAGATCCGGGTGACAACGAGCGACGGGTCCACGGTCCACTTTGGCGGCTACGTGACGCACATCGAGGACAGCCAGATCGGGCCGGAGCTGGACCTGATCCTGAGCTGCCAGGATTACACCATCCGGCTGGACAAAGCCATCATCAACATGGAGTGGGTGGCTCAACCCGATACGGTCATCCTGGCGGACGTCCGTGAGCATGCCCTGCCGGCGTTGATCGATTTTGATTTCTCGACCTACGTGATCAGCCTGGGCACGACGCCGCGGCTGCGCTCGCCGCGCAGGAAGGTCAGCGACGTGCTGAACGACCTGGCCATTCTTATGGGGGCGGAATGGTACGTGGATTACGACAAGAAGGTGCATTGGTATTCGGGCGACGAGATCGCCGCACCGTTCGGCATCTCGGACACACCGAACTACACGACCACCTTCCCATGTGCGGACCTGAAACAGGTGCGGGACGGGGCCGGGATCATCAACCTGGTGACCGTGGTGGGGGGCAGCTACCGGTCGGACGACGTGACGCACGAATACGCCGGCGACGGCCAGCAGTTGCGCTTCGTGGTGCCGCATTTCTACCACGCGCCCAGCACCGGATCGGCCGTCGTGATCGAAGTGAACTCAGGGACGGACATCACGCCGATCTGGACCGCCAAGACCGTTGGGGTCAAATACATCGACGACAGCGCCGGGAAGGATGTGCTTTTTGCCTTCACGGAAAAATACTTCGAGTTCGCCAGCGCGCCGCCAAACCTGAAGCGTGCCTGGCGGGTGACGGCGAAATACGAAGCACCGCTGCGGGTGCAGGTGCCGAACAACGAATCCTACGCCCTGTACGGCATCTGGCTGAGCGCAGTGCTCAACGACTCGACTATCCAGGACAAAGTGGAAGCCCGCCGGCGGGCTTCCAC